AAGACTGATGAATGTGTCAGAACAGTTCATCAGAATAGGTCTTCAGAAGGGAATCTTCCCTTTTGGTTATGCAGTTAAGATGTCAACACAATGGACTTATTACATTAGTCCACAAAAATTCACAGAACACACAGGAATTACTGTGTCATAGAAAGGAGAAAAAAAAACAATGAATGTTATTTTTGTTGACAAGAAAACAGGAAGGAGATTGAGATTGAAAAGAAGCATAAAGCGAGTAGTAAAGAATATATCAATCTCCTTGATCGGAGCAATTTACTTCTATATGGTTCTTTGTACAATTTTGCTGATGGGAAAGTGAGTGATGCAGAATGGCAAAATCGAAAATTTTCTATGTAGTGTACGCTAATGACGATGAAGACAGCATCATATGCTGTGGAAATATCCACGAGGTCGCAAAGTATCTAGGAATAAAAGAACGCTCAGTAAGATTCAGAACGACTCCAACATATAGAAGAAGACGTGCAAAGTCAAAAAATAAACTAGTCAGACAGACGATTTTTTCATTTGTTGAGTCACAAGAAAGTGAGGGATAAGAAATGAGATTCATAAATGATGATGGTTCAATATATAATGCCATACCTAAATTTATAGAACAACTTAAACAACTTAAAATCAAAGAAATGGATAAACAATATGATGCAGGTATAGTTTGCGAGACAAACGGAAACTATATTATCGGCTATGAAACACAGGGAGCGGAAGAAACTTTTTCAATCGGTCAGCCCGTCTACGATAAGGATAAGAACATAATGGGGTGGTTAGGAATTGGGTTATTTGGAACCACTGATTACTCATTAGAAACAATAATACCTTGTGAATATTGGCAGATTTGCTTACCTACAAAGTATTGTGCGGTAGGAAAGAAAGTATATACATATTGGCAAATAAAAGAAAAAAGAAGGGATAAGGAATGACAAAACAAGAAGCAATTACAATGTTAAGAGCGAAATTGTATTGCATGGAGCTTCAAACAGGCGGATCAAGAAAATGTAACGAGCGAGATTGTGACAACTGTCCATACAATTATGAGCAAGGTAATATGGGAGAGCAAAAGCAAGCACTTGATATGGCAATCAAGGTATTAGAGGAAGAGCCTTGCGAGGATTGTGTGAGTAGAAAAGCAGTTCTTGATTTAGTTGATGCTGATTGGGAATATGATGGCTTAGAGGTGGATATCAATGATTTACCATCCATAAGACCTGCACACGAGGAAGGTAAGTGGATTATAAATAATATGAGAGGTACAAAAATTTGCAATATATGTTATGGGACTGTTGGGTTAAGTGATTTTAAGTATTGCCCTTATTGTGGAGCAGAGATGGAGAGTGAAGAATGATTTCTCTTTTTCCACATCAGCAAGAAGCATTGCAGGAAACAAAAGACTTTGACAACATTGCAGTTTATCATGACATGGGCTTAGGAAAGACTTTCACAGGGTCAGAAATGATGAAAAGATTTGGATGCAAAGTGAACTTGATCATCTGTCAGAAATCCAAGATACAGGATTGGGTGGATCACTTCTACAATCACTATAACGGTATTGCAGTGATTGACCTTACAAACAAGAAGAACTATCAGGAATTCATTGATAACTACTATTTGACATCAATGAAGGTTGTAGCAGTTATTAACTACGAATTAGCTTGGAGAAGAAAACAATTACTACAGTTATCTGATTTCACATTGATGCTTGATGAATCATCTTTGATACAGAATCAGAAAGCAAAGCAGACAAAATTCATCCTGAAGATGAAACCTGCACATGTGATTCTTCTTTCAGGAACACCTGTTGGTGGTAAATATGAGAATCTGTGGACACAAGTCCACCTGCTAGGTTGGAAGATTTCAGAAGACTTGTATAACAGGCAATATGTGAATTGGACAACAATTGATTCAGGTGGTTTTCAACACAAGATTGTGGACAAAGAAAATCCATATAAAAACATTGATAGGTTAAAGTCAAAGATGCGTGAACATGGTGCAATATTCAAGAAGACTGAAGAATGTTATGAATTACCTGAACAGGTATTCACGCACATCAGATTGAAAGCACCTAAAGAGTATTGGAAGTTTCAGAAGGATTGCATTGTAACAATAGAAGGTCAGGAATTGGTTGGTGATACATCATTGACAAAATTGCTTTATAGCAGACAGATATGCAGTCAATTCAATCAGAACAAGTTGGATGCATTCAGGGACTTAGTTGAATCCACACAGGAAAGATTGATTGTATTCTATTCATTCAATGATGAACTATGGAACATGAAGAAGATATGTCAGGAACTTGACAGACCAATTTCAGAGATCAATGGACACACCAAAGACCTGACAGCCTATGAACAGGAATCAAACAGTGTGACCTTATGTCAGTATCAATCAGCATCCAAAGGACTGAATCTTCAGAAGTGCAACAGGATCATTTATTTTTCACTTCCATTATCGTCAGAAGATTTTGAACAGTCCAAGAAAAGGATCCATAGAATTGGTCAGAAAAAAACATGTTTCTATTATCTGATGATTTGCAGGGGAACAGTTGAAGAACAAATCCTGCACACATTAGAAAAAAGGAAGGATTTTACAGATGAATTATTCAAAGAAAATTAGAAAAGAAAGGTGAATATTATGATGAAATGTAAATTTGCTATTGATGATAAAAATGAATGCACAAATTGCTGTTTCTTCTGTGACAAGAAAGACACTTGTAAAGATGCTTGTGGTGATATAGAAGAAAAGTGTGAAGAACAGGTTGAAGAAACTGATCTTCAGGTGATTCAGTCAGCAGTTCCTGATGTATTAAACGCAATCACAGACATTGCAGTTCAGAAGAAGAAATTGGAAAAACAGGAAAAGGTCATGAAACAGAAGTTGCTTCAAGCAATGGAAGAACATGGTGTGAAATCATTTGAAACACCTGAAGTCAAGTTCATGTATGTTGCACCAACGACAAGAACAACCATTGATTCCAAGAAGCTGAAAGCAGACCATCCTGATCTTGTCGAAGCATATTCAAAGACTTCTAATGTTAGTGCATCAGTAAGAATTACAGTGAAATAGAAAGAAGGTGAATGATATGGCTAATTGGTGTGAAGGAAATTTGAAAGTTCGTGGAACAAAAGAGAATATGACAAAATTTATTCTTGAAGGTTTGCATCCTGTTGGACTTTTGGGTGAAGAACATCCAAAGTTATCATTGAATGAATATGGTGACATTTATTCAAATGAAAGATGTTGGATTGAAAACACAAGAAGAGGATTTGTTAAAGGTGTAGAAGTTTATCTTTCTGAATATGGAGATAATGAGATCTTTGTTGCAGTCTTTGATTCTAAATTTGCATGGGGAATTTCAGCAGATGAACTTCTGAAAACATGTAAAAAATATCATGTTGATATGAAAATTCATGGTTTTGAACGAGGGATGGAATTCAATCAGGTCATTGAAATTGTTGATGGAAAAATTCTGAAAGATGAAGAACTTCAGTTCAAAGATTATCAATGGGATTGTATCTGTCCAAATATGGGTGGTTGATATGGCATCAGAAAAGAATTTTGAAAACAGAATCAAGTCTTTCCTGAAATCAAATAATTGCTATTTCATTAAATATTGGGGTGGTGGTGTATTCACCAAATCAGGTATTCCTGATATCCTTGCATGTTGTAATGGAAGATTCCTTGGAATTGAAATCAAGGCAAAGAATGGAAAACCTTCACCACTTCAGATTCACAACCTGAAGAAGATTGAGGAAGCAGGTGGATATGGAATTCTTCTTTATCCTGACCATTTTGAATTGTTCAAGAACTTCATTGATTGCTTGAATGTGAATGATGCAAACACTGCATACAATTATGAATTATTGAAAAGAAGGTGGTCAGATGAATAATTTTCATTTTTCAACAGCGGAATGTTTTGAAAATTGTCCTGCAAGATTTGGTTTCAGATACAGACAGAACCTTGAAGTGCTTCCAACAGATGATCCTGCAAATCCATTGATTCTTGGAACAGCAATTCACAGGGGTATGGAAAAGGATATGGAAACAGCTATTCAGGAATACAAAGATTCATATCCTATTATCACAGATGCACATATCAATGAAATCATCAAACTTGAATATTGGATTCCAAGAATGAAAGAGCTTCTTCCTGAAGGGTTTCATGAAGTCAATTTCAAGAATGATGTTTATGAAGGAACAGCAGACTTGATTGTTCCATGTACCAAGCATGATGCAGGTCTTCCACATGGTCAGTTTGATATATATGATTTCAAGTATTCAAATAATATTGACCATTATATGGAATCAAGACAGTTGCATGTATACAAATATTTCTTTGAAAGAATCACAGGAAAGCACATCAGAAAAATGTATTTTGTGTTTGTTCCAAAGGTTCAGATTAGACAGAAGAAAACAGAAACACTTCAGGAATTCAGAAACAGAATATATGAAGAACTTGAAGCAAAGGAAATTCAAATCAAAGAAGTGGTTTATGACCCTTCCAAGGTTGCAGATTTTTATGAAACGTGTATGAACATTGGTCTAACAGATAAGTGTGAAAAGAATGAATCTTATTTGTGTGATTGGTGTGAATATAAAGACTATTGTCAGAAAGGATTGGACTATATGATTTTACCAAGTGCAGAAAGAAGACAGGTTGGAAAGACAACCAAAAGAAAATTATGGATTTATGGTGGTGCATTTTCAGGAAAGACAACATTTATGGATTCAGCACCTTCACCATTGAATCTGAACACTGATGGAAACATTCAGTTTGTTACTATGCAGTATTTACCTATCAAGGACACAATGGAAGGAAGACAGAAGATTCTTGCATGGGATGTCTTCAAGAAAGCTATTGATGAACTTGAAAAGACAGCAGGTCAGAATGGATTTAAAACTCTTATTGTTGACTTATTAGAAGATACTTATGAATCATGCAGATTATACATGTATGACAAATTAGGTATCACACATGAATCAGATGATTCATTCAGAGCATGGGACAAAGTAAGAACGGAATTCTTATCAACTATCAGAAGATTGATGAACCTTGACTATGAAAACATTGTGTTGATTTCTCATGAAGATACATCAAAAGACATCACAAAGAAGTCAGGTGATAAAATCACAGCAATCAAACCAAATATCGCAGACAAGGTTGCAAACAAAATTGCAGGTATGGTTGACATTGTGGCAAGGGTAGTTGTGGAAGATGATGAAACAAGAACATTGAATTTCAAATCAAATGAAGTAATCTTTGGTGGTGGAAGATTAAAGAACATCAAGACCACATCAATTCCTTTGGATTGGAATGAACTTTTGAAAGTGTATGATGAAGCAAATTTTTTTGCCAAGCCTGCTGAAGAAATTCAGGAAGATGCAAAAGAAACTGCTGAAGAAACACCAACAAGAAGGAGAAGAAAATCACGCACACAGTCAGAACCTGTCAAAGAATCTTCTGAAGAACCTGTACAGGATGGAATAATCGACACTGATTCAGAAACAGTTGTCTTGGATGCAGACACATACTTCTATGATATTAAAAATGACAATTATGTGATGAAACATGCAGGTGATTCTGTTGACATGATTGTTGATGGTGTGGAAGTCATGAAGATCATCACTAAAGAAGAATTTGCTGAAAAATATTTTGGTGA